CCAAACAACGGTGACCAATCTGTTTTGCTCCATCCGCTAACACCACCATGATGACAAGCTACTTGCCCTTCATATATCTTCTCTGCAGCTATTGCTGCTTTCTCACCTTCGACCAATACGACAGGTAGTGTCGCATCTCTGTTAGGTGTTAGATATAAAGGCAATTGCCCAGATGGTCTCTTCATGAGCCATTGATCATTATCTTGTTTACTAAATGGACAATATTTTTGATAACTTCTTTTATGTCCTTCAGGGAATCTGAGAACAATAAAATTGTCTGCATACTTGATCTTAACTACCGCTTCAGTCCAGAGCTTTCTCAACTCTTCTGAGGATAGTGATGCGGAAGGTTTAGACACCTTTTGAGAAGGGAAAAAATAAGTAGTGCCTAAATTTTCTCCCACATCACTAAAACCAAATCTATCTAACGTTTCTTTCACGTCTACGTCAAACTTATTTAAAAACCAATGAGTACCGCCACCTTCACGATTTTCAAAATCATAGAACTGACCTGTGTCCTTATTCAAGCACATGCTGCCCTTTTTATTCCATCTCATCTCAGAAGATGATTCGGATGTAGGCTCGCCTAATACTTCTAAGGCAACAGGTCTAGCTATTGATGCCCAGTCCTCGTTAGTCATCAGAATGGAATGTCTTCTGATTTAAGTTCCTCTGTCTTCGTTACCTCAGCATCAACTGATGCTTCTTCTTTAAACCATTCTGGTACAACAAAACCGTCTTTTCTTGGTTTGTAGCCTTCTAGCTTAAATGTGTGTGATGCACTGTCATAACCGCTTTTGGTTTTGAACGTCTCTGAGCCTTTGTAAGAGAAGACAGGTAGATTGGGAAGACTATCCCTAAAATCATTCCTGATCTGCTCATACATGCTTTTAAATGCTCTCACCTGATGTCCTGCCATTGTCTCTAACAATACTGGTTTATCTTCACCATGAATCATTAGCCAAACACTAACAGCATCAGACCATCCGTCTTTGTATAACTTAGAACCAAATACAGGTGACCACTCAAACTCATAACCGCCTGAGTATCTACCGATACCTGTTTTCATAGTTTCTACATCAACTTGAACGTAAGAAAGATCAACAGAATCTTCTCCTACCATCCACATTTTCTCTTTGACCAGATACTTTAAGAATCTTAAAGAACCGCCCTCAGAGCTGCTTTCATTGCTGAAAAAATCTTCACTCATACATATCTCCTATTAAGTGATTAGTGAAGCAAACGATCTTCACTTCGTAAATATAAATCCTCTAACCATTCGATGTTAGAGTTTCTCCAATCATGGTACGTACCGATTTCAGTAATTCCCATGATATCGCATGCCAAACAGTAATTTTGATATCGCTGTTGGCAAAACAATTCAAAAGCATTGTCATACATTATGTACATGCCTGTAATATAACATTAAGAGACTCGAGAAAGTCATCAAAATCTCCAAACATTACGGTGTTGTTATTTTTAGGCATCTTGTCATCTGGACAAACAGCATGAGCAGGTATGACATATTTAATACGACCAGTGTTGTACTTATAGACAAGCACTGGAGTATGACTGTTTCCTGCTGCTTCGCATACTTGTGACCACCAAGAGCCTTTAGCAAAGTTGATTGGGTCTCCTGCATAGCACTTGCATTCAATTGCTAAGTTCCGCAAGTAGATATCAGCTTCGCCTTTTGTTTGATACTGATCTAGATTTCTTTTGACCACATCTTCGTGGCCTAGTTCCTCTAATCTTTTATTGATTAGATTCACAATCTTACGCTCAAATGCAGCACCCTTATTTCTACTATTTACCATTTTGCATTTCCTAATATGTGTGCGATGACATCCACAGTCCATCCGTTGCCAAGCATTTTATAGCGTTGGGTATTGGATACGCCTTCGGTGTAATTATCTGGCACCGTTTGTAAGCGTTCACACTCTAATGGTGTGAGCTTACGCCAATAAACTTGATCTTTGGTTAAAAAATTCATCTTATGAGGAAATGTTGCAGTTAATGCATAACTTTTAGATTGTTTGTTAAGGTGTAGCTTTTGTTTTACTGAGCCATCCTCTTGATATCTACCTCTCCACGCCCCAGCAACAACTTTAGGTTCTCTGTTACCACCTTGACAAGTATTGACTGTAGGAGATTTACCATCAGGAGAATAAACACGCTTTAAAATATCATGTCCGTTTATATCTATTGCAGTAGCAATTTGCTCAGGTTTATTACTAGTAGGTATCATGCTTCTTCTTTTCTTTTTTAAGCTGTCATGAAAAACTGCTGCGCCATAAGTTGTGGTTAGGGCAAAGGCTTTACCATCTTTGGTAGTCATTTTTTCTAAGTTTTCATCAAGATTTTTATAATGCCTTTGGTTTCTTGCAGTATCTTTAACAGGGTTTTCGCTTGGATGTTCTTCTAATATATCCCTTAATACAATCCCTCTTTCCTCTGGTTGAGTAATATTTGGAATATTAGTCCAATAATATCTTTGCCTTGATTGAGCAGATACTAAAGATGAATTTATAAAGATAGGCTCAATACCAAATGGTATCTCTGGGTAACAGGCTGATACTTGCTCGCTAATGATCTGCAAGTGTTCTTTTTTCATTTTCACATTTTCTAGTAAAAAATATTTTGGCTTGATTGCTTTTAATAATCTAATGAACTCAAAAAATAGAGCTGATCTTGGGTCATCAAATGCTAATTGTTTACCTGCAAAACTAAACCCCTGACATGGTGAGCCTGCTAATATCAGATCAATATCCATAAAGTCTTTAGGATCTAATTTAGATATATCACCAACTTGTATTGTGTTTGGATAATTTTTCTGAGTTATCTCAATAGCATATTTGTCTATTTCACTAGCATAATAATTATTTATTTTTATACCAAGACGATTAAGAGCTATCTGCCCACAACTCATGCCATCAAATAAACTTAATACATTTACCACAGCGTTGATTCTCCATGAGTAAACATCCAAACCAGTCTGTCATCATCATGCGGTGATGTTGTGTAACTCTCAGTACCATCTTCATTTATTCTTTTAACGGAATCATCGTTATAAGTAACTGACATCATAGAACCATCAGGAGTTGCTTCAGCATAAATGCTCTTAACACCCTTACGCCACTTCTCAACTCTTATCTTGAGTCTTTGTCTTGCCACTTCGTCTGTGTACTCACTCATTTTCCAAGTTCCTCATTGCAAATACCTAGCTTGATGAAATGCCCTGCAACTTCACCGATAGACTTCTTACGATTCTTAACTTTGTATTGCCACAAAAGATCATGAACATCTGGTTCAATCCAAACTGCTCTTAAATCCTTGTTGTCAACTTGATTATTTTGATTTTCTTTTTCAGTATCCATAAAACTCTCCTTCAAGAAGTATATAATAAAATTTGGGTAGCAACAAAACTCTCCTTCAAGATATACATATCTCCTACGTTGCTACCCTTCTAAATTTAATGTTCCTACGTCTCACAATCCTTTCTGGTTTAGCTTCCACTAACTTTTCAGGTTGTGCCTTGTACCTAATGTTGCCCCATGAGATCTCGTACTCACCTGCAACAGCTTTCTCTGCATTACCCATCATGTCCATGACCGTAGCCTGCAGAGCATCTCGTGCTTCCTGCGATGCTTTTATGTTCTCATCTAGTCTTTCTATCTGAGCCAATAAATTAATCGCTGTAGCAGGCAATTCTGCCACCTCATCTGGAATAACTTTCTGATACTTCAACCATGCATCATCAGAAGTTACAGGGTCATAGTAAGTCTTGGTATCGACTCTGTATTGAAAGTCTTCTACAACTTCTTTCAGCTCTGCTTCAAAAGCAGGGTCTCTTTGATAGAAGTAATAATGTATCTCAGGTTGAATATGATAGAAGACAACCAAGACACCCCAGTTGCACCCAACACATTCGACCTGAGTCTTGAGTTGCTCCCATCCTCTCCAAATAGCAGGTTTACCGTCTTGCGGTGGATATGCTTTTGTTAACTTGCATTCAATAACACCCATGCCATCTAAGTGAATTTCATCACCTTCTGGAATGT